CAGAAGCTCCTGCTCCTGAACCAGCTGGTTTACAACTAAGTGATATCGCTGCGGTAGTTAAAATTATAGATGTAGTTACTAAACGTGGTGCATTTAATGGTGATGAACTTGGCGATGTTGGTTCTGTAAGAAATCGTCTACAAGCATTTGTAGTTGCTTCTCAACCAGAACCAGAAGAAAAAAAGTAATGCGTTAATTATATTATGAGGTTCATTTGAAAGAGTTTTTATTTGTAGAAAAATATAGACCACAAACTATTGCTGAGTGTGTTCTCTCTAAATCATTAAAAGATACTTTCCAAAGTATTGTTGATGGTGGAGAATTACCCAACATGATGTTTACTGGTTCTGCTGGTGTAGGTAAGACTACAGTGGCCAGAGCATTATGTAATGAATTAAGTTTAGATTATATAATAATTAATGGGTCGGAAGATGGTAACATTGATACTCTTCGTGGTAGAATTAAACAATTCGCAAGTACAATATCATTACAGGGTGGATTTAAAGTAGTCATACTTGATGAAGCAGATTACTTAAATCCCCAATCTACTCAACCGGCACTCCGTGGATTCATTGAAGAGTTTTCTTCTAATTGCAGATTTATATTAACGTGTAATTTTAAAAATCGTATTATAAACCCTATCCATTCGCGGTGTTCTATATACGAGTTTAACTTAGGAAATAAGAAAAAGATGGCTATGCAATTTATGCAAAGGCTTCGATTTATTCTTGATTCTGAAGGAATTAAATATGATAATGCAGTTGTTGCCGAACTGATTATGAAATATATACCAGACTGGAGACGTGTCATAAATGAATGTCAAAGGTATGGGATAAGTGGCACCATTGATACTGGAATTCTTGTTAGTCTATCTGAGTCAAGTATAAAAGTATTAATGGATAACTTAAAAAATAAAAACTTTAAGGATATGCGTAAATGGGTTAATGATAACATTGATGTAGAATCAACAAAGTTATTTAGAATGGTTTATGATAATATGATTGAGTATGTAATGCCTTCAAGCATTCCACAACTAGTACTCATTCTTGCAGACTATTCCTATAAGGATAGTTTTGTTGCTGATCATGAATTGAACGTAGTGGCATGTATGACAGAAATAATGTCACAAATTAAATTTAAATAGGAGACTTATGCAAGAACTAGTAAATTATTCAACAATAATTATTGCTTTAGCAATGGTTAATATTGTATGGCAATTAGAAAAGGCTAGTAGATTATTAAAAGATATGAGACTCATTTTAGCCGAGAATCTTGATGGACGAAAATGAAAAACGTGAATTTAGAAATGATTTAAAAGAATTTCTTCATGATGGTATAGTTAATATTTGTTTTGAAAAGAAAGATGGCACTGAACGTATTATGAATTGTACATTAGCATCTGAATTTATACCAGAAGATATGACTCCAAAAGGATTATCTGTTAAAGCCAGAAGTAAAAATGTCATGGCTGTATTTGATACAGATAATAATGGTTGGCGATCTTTTTTACTTGAAAATGTTAAATATGTCAAAACCTTCTAAACCAAATACTAAAAATGAAAATAAGGTCATTGACTTTTTTACTAGAAAGCCATATGACATAAACCATTTTAATAATCATGAAAGTTCAGGTATAGTATTAGCTGACTTTATTAATGGTGTAAAACCTGGCGGTTTGGTTATTGATGCTGGTTGTGGTATTAATCCATTTAAAGATAAGATTAAAAATCTTATAGGATTTGATATAGCTCCATACGAACAAGCAGACTTCCAAGCATCTTTCGATCAAGCACATCAAATATTTGGCAGAGACTTTGCTGATGTTATATTAGCTTTAGGTTCATGTAACTTTGGACCTGTTGAGGAGAATGTGTATTACTTAGATAAATTTTATTCATGGTTAAAAAAAGGTGGACTATGTATTGTAAGAGTTCATTTAAATAGAGCACCTATTCATATGGAAGAAGATACAGAATATGCTAATTGGACAATATCTAATGCTGATGATTGTGCATTCAAATGGTTCAAAGATAAATTTAAAGTATTAGATATGCATATCGAAACAATGATATCTATTAAAGATGGTACAACACCAGTTCAACTTGCGGTATGGGTATGGAAAAAATTATAATATTTATTATAAGTGTAAGTGCTGTAGTATTGCTATGGATTACTTATCTAAATTTAGACCAAATTATTAAAGGAATTTTTATTTCATGAGTCCATTTGAATTAATTAAATCAATATCCTTAACAAAAAAAGATATACTTGAAAATGAGAAAGATTATAATGCCTTTATGGTTAATCGTGGTTTATCTTATTTTCCAGATACTGTCTTATACGCTAACGAAATGAATAAGTTTCACCATCTCGACAACCGATTGCAATACTCATTTCTTATAAATATCATAAGGAAGCGTAATCGTTTCTCCAAGTGGAACAAATCTATTGAATCTGAAAATATCAATGCTATAAAAAGATATTATGGATATAGCAATGAAAAAGCTCGTGATGTACTTCCGCTTTTAAGTAATGAAAACCTTAATATAATAAAGGGGAAGATATTTCATGGTGGAACACAGAGACAAACTGGTTGACTGGAAACCAGATATGATGTTAGAAATTATATTAGCAGAACCAGATGATTTTCTCAAGATTAGAGAAACATTAACTCGAATGGGCGTAGCATCCAAACGAGATTCACAACTATTTCAATCATGTCACATCCTTCATAAGCAAGGAAGATATTTTATAACTCATTTTAAAGAGTTATTCTTATTAGATGGTAAACCATCTAACCTCACAGAAAATGACCTCCATAGACGAAACACAATTGTAACACTAATGTCTGATTGGGGATTACTAGAAACTGTAGCGCCAATAGGAGAAACTGCTCCTTTAAATCAAATTAAAATCATATCACATAAAGAAAAAGGTAATTGGGAATTATGTCCAAAATATAATATAGGTATTAAATAAATGAAGTGGTGGTAAAATAATTTAATATATTATGATTTTAGCATTGTTATTAGGAACTCTATATGGTCTTATAATTGGATTGATACCAGCTGCAGGAGCTACTACAGGTCTTATAATTTTATTTGGTTTAATGTCTTATTTTTCTGACCCATATCTTGGTGTCATTTTTTGTATGGCTGTAGTTGCAGCCTCAACCACCGGTGATACATACAGCGGAATTCTATTAGGTATCCCAGGCGCAAATTCTGCCGCAGCTACAATGGTTGATGGACATCCTTTAGCACAACAAGGTAAAGCAACCTATGCTCTTACCGCAGCTATAACCACCTCAACAGTCAATGGTCTCCTATGGGGAACACTAACATTTGCTTTACTCCCTTGGTATACAAAACTTATGATGATCTTTGGTATACCAGAAATGTGGGCATTTGTTATGTTGGCTCTTGTTTGTGTAGGATTTGTTAGTAATAAATTTTGGATAAGAAGTTTAATTGCAATAGGTATAGGATTGTTCTTAGGAATGATAGGCACTAACCCTGTAACAAATGCTGATAGGTGGACATTCGGTTGGGAGTATCTAGGAGCTGGTATTCAAATTATGCCAATGGTTGCTGGTTTATTTGCTTTCCCTGAAATATTAGATGGTTTAAAAAAGAGAGATGCAACCACTACAAAACATAATACTTCTGGACAAACCCTTGATGGTATTAAAGCTGTATGGAAATATAAATGGGATGCAATAAGAGGTGGAGCAATAGGTGCCTTCATTGGATTCCTTCCAGGACTTGGCGGGGCAATGGGAGATTGGATGGCGTATGGTTCAACCGTTGCTGCAAACCCTAAAGAAGAATTTGGCAAAGGTAATATAAGAGGTGTTATAGGTTCTGAAGGAGCTAATAATTCTCAAAAAGCTACGAGTATGATTCCCACAGTTTTGTTTGGAATCCCTGGTGCTTCTTTTGCTGCAGTACTATTAGCATTATTTATGACATTAGGATTTGAATTAGGAACACCTGACCTTGCTTACGATATGAGATTTTTTGATAGTCTAACATTTGGATTTATGTGGGCTACTGTTTTAGTTGGAATTATATGTATTACATTTAATAGATATATTTCTATGATATCTTATGTGCGTTATCGATATTACTTTCCTGCGCTTGTTGTGTTTATCACCTGGGCTTGTGCACAATATACGGGTGGCTGGGAAGATTACGCTATACTTATTTTATGTTCTGTATTAGGAGTCTTTTGTAAAGAATATAAATATAGTAGACCGGCTTTATTAATGGCATTCATTTTAGCCGCGAAGGTAGAAGCATTGACTATTCAAATGACAACTCTATATACTATAGAGACTCTTATGACTAGACCAATATTTATTATTTTAATTATAACGATTATAGCTTTAGCAACATTGTCTATAAAGAAAAACAAACTGGAGTATGCATGAAAAAATTACTAACACTTTGCCTTATGGCATTTACTACATCAGCCTTAGCTGATTATATCTTTGTTGTACCACAAAAACCTGGAGGTGGAACAAGTCAATGGGCTCAAATTGTGGCTACACAACTTGAACCATTCCTAGGAGAAAACATAACCATTAAACATATACCAGGAGCAAGAGATATTCCTGGCTTTAATAAATTCCATAACTCTTTAAGAACATCTAATAAAATTATTATGGTGAGCAATGGAGGTAATGGAGTTAGCTTCTTACAAGAAAAAGTTGATTATGATTATAGAGATTATGACTCTATTGGTCTTATGAATTTAAATATTATAGCAGCCAAACGTATTGGTGAGAATATGGATTATCCAAAATTTTCTGCAGGCTCTGGTAAAGTACCAGAAGCTTGGGCTATGGCATTATTAATTTGTGGTCCTGGTTTAACTATGAATGAATACCTTGCTTGCTTTAAAGAGCACGTGACTTGGGTTAATGGAATGTCAAATTCTGAAAGGAGACTTGCATTTAAACGTGGTGAGCTTAATGGAACAAGAGAGAACCCAGCTGCTTATAAAAAGCATGTTGAGACTGATGAGAACGCAGAAATTTGGTTCCATCATGGTATACTCCAAGCAGATGGAAGTCATGCTGATGACCCTAATCATCCAGGGTTCCAATTAGAAATTTTATTTGAAGAACGCTGGGATGTAGAACCAAGTGGAGAATTTTATGATGCTTATAAACTTGTCAAATCATTTAGAGATGGTATGCAAAAAGCTTTATGGGTTAATAAAGGAAATCCAAATACATTTCTTTTAAGAAATGCTCTACATCAAATGAGCTTAGACCCAGATGCAATAGCAGCTATTGAAAAGAAAGTTGGTAAGTATGAATGGAAGATTGGTGATGAAGGTAATGCACAGGTGGATACACTTATGTCATTCATTACACCTGAAGCTCTTATAAATCTTATTCATTTTAATAAGGAAGCATTAGGATTAGCTAGTGTATATAAGGAGAAATTAATTGAATAATGATTTACCATTAGACCACCCAGACCATCGCAAAAGAGGAGTTGTTGATGGTAAAAAGATAAGAGTTTTTAAACTTACAACTGGTGATGTTATAATTTGTTCAATTCTTATGTTTGATTCTCCTCAATGGCAAATTAACTGGGGTCAATCTGCAACTAATGATACTAATGATGGTGGCATTTATATGATTACTTGTGAGTGGCCTGCATTAATAAAACCAAAAAAGGGTGGACATCCTCTAGAGAGGATAACTAAATTTGAACATTATATGGAAGGTTTACATCAAGACCATAGAAGTTTTCTTCTCAAAGAAGAACATATTATGCACATTATGAATCCTCCACTAAATCTAGCACGTGAATATGTTGATTGGATTAAGACCCAATGGTAAATTGGGTATTTATTACTGGTGCTCCAGGAAGTTTTTTGGATGATGTATCTCTAAAAATTAAACAACATTGGGATGTTGATAATAAAATAAATTATTATGGACCAGGATTAGAATATGGTCAATGGTTAGATAAAGAGTTAGGTAGTTATGAGAAATGGAAAGAAGAAATTTATCAAAGCTTTGATGGTCCTGAAGAACAAATTAAATTAATAATATCTCATAACCTATCTTATTATTTATATGAAATGCAAGAGACATTTCCAGATAGTACCATCATTACGGTGTTTAGACCTTGTGAAAGGTGTAGAGAATCATGGGATGAAGCTGGTGGATTTGATATTGAATATCCAAGTTATGAATGGTATAAAGGTACTCAACGTTCATATAATAAAATGGACCATCAAATATATTGGCAAAATGCAAAGATATCTAAATGGTCAGCCAAGCTTAATTTAGGTGCATGTAAACCAACTAAAGATTTTTTTAGAGAAAAATTTAATATGGATTTAGATTATGATGTACAAATGGAACATGGATATGATGTTGCAATATATAATTTATTTAAAAGCTGTTTACAAATAACTTAAACTATGATATAATATAAGTATAAATAGAAATATAGGATGCGAAAGGTCCTATATAACCGTGGCATGGAGCCACATTTTATAACCTTGCTATACATAGGAGGTCGAAATGACAAACTTAGCATTTAACTTTCCAAGAGATACATTCCTTGGATTTGATTCACTCTTTAATAACCTAGCGGAAATGAATGTAGAAACCGCCAGAGGCGTTGGATACCCACCGTATAATGTTATTAAAAGAGATGATGGTCACTTTTTAATTGAAATCGCTGTTGCAGGATTTAAGAAAGAGGACATTAATTTAACTCTTGAAAAAGGAGTATTAACTATTACTGGTAAACATAAAGGTAGTAGTGATGTAAGAGATTATGCCCATCGTGGTATTTCTCAAAGAGCGTTTGAACGTGCATTTACTTTAAGCGAGACCATTAAGGTCGTTGGAGCTGACATTGTAGATGGATTGCTTGTAGTTATTTTGGAGAATGATATTCCAGAAGAGGACAAGCCTCAAACAATTATTTTAGGTGACCTGCCTAAGCACGCTAAAAAGCTGTTGCTAGGCTAATAAATACTAAGGAGCACTATGGCATATTCAGCAGCAGTTTTAGACCATTATAATAATCCACGTAATGTGGGTAAGATGGACTTAAGCGACCCAAATGTGGGTACTGGTATGGTAGGTGCTCCTGCTTGTGGCGACGTTATGAAGTTACAAATCAAAGTAGAGAAAGATATTATACAGAACGCAGTATTTAAATGTTATGGCTGTGGTTCTGCAATAGCATCTTCTTCTATTATAACAGAAATGTTAAAAGGTATGACACTTGACGACGCAGAGCAAATTAAAAATGTAGAGGTGGTTGAACAACTCAACTTGCCTCCAGTTAAAATACACTGTTCAGTTCTTGCTGAAGATTCTATTAAGGCTGCAATTAAAGATTATAAATCAAAACAATAAATTATGAATGAAATTAAATTAATCCGGCTTACGTCGGGCGAAGAGATATTAGTCTCAATAGTGAAAAAAAATAAATTAAAAACAACCGTTAAAAATCCAATTCTTTTAATACCAGACCCAGGAGCACATGGTAAAATAGGCTTTGTACCTTATTTGCCTTATTGTGAAATGGAAGAATTAGTTATTAAAGAAGAACATATTATGTTTATTGCTCAACCTGAAGCTCAACTAGAAGATAATTATAAAAATATGGTTGACGGCACTATAAAAATTCAAACACCACCACAACAAGAAATATTCGCATAAATCTGTTTACTTTTAGTATGATTTATGGTATAATACTATCATGAATAATACTTTTTATATCAACGCTTTTCGTCATGGAAAAGTAATCAAATATATTGGGTATGAAAACGGAAAGAAGGTGAGCTTCACCATTCCATTCAAACCCACTCTATACGTCACATCTAAAAAAGCCAATACTAAATGGAAATCTCTTGATGGTAAGTCTGTCGACCCTATGATATTTAGTAGTATGAAAGATGCTACAGAATTTATAAAAAAATATAAAGATGTTGATAACTTTGGTGTGTATGGTAATACTAATTATGTTGCTCAATATATTAATGAACAATTTCCAGGAAATATTCATTGGAATCGTAATATAATTAATGTAACCTCTCTTGATATTGAGGTAAAATATGGAGAAGGTTTTCCAGACCCAGCTCTTGCCGATCAAGAAGTTACTGCGATTACGATGAAAAATAATATAGACGATGTTTATTATACATTTGGTTGTGGTGATTATGATATAGAAAAATCTTTAATGGAAAAATATGAAGTTCGTTATATTAAATGTCAAAATGAAAGAGAACTACTTCATAAATTTTTAGTTCATTGGGGTATTAGTTCTCCTGATATTATTACTGGTTGGAATGTAGAATTTTTTGATATTCCATATCTCGTAAATCGTATAGCAAAAATTAATGGTGGTGGAAAAGAAAAATTCTTATCACCGTGGAGAATGATAGATAAAAGAGAAATACAACAACCATTCTCTACTCAAACTCGTGACAAATATGAATTAAAAGGTATTACAATTCTTGATTATCTTGCAGTATTTAAAAAATTCGCATTTACTTATGGTCCACAAGAATCTTATAAATTAGACCATATTGCTAATGTAGTTCTTGGTGAAAAGAAACTTGATTTTGGTGAAGCTTCTAACCTAAATGAATTATATAAAACAAATTATCAGAAGTTTATTGATTATAATATTAAAGATGTAGAGCTAATTGACAGAATGGAAGATAAGCTTGGTCTTATCACCTTATGTTTAACTATGGCTTATAAAGGTGGTGTTAACTATGATTCAGTTCTAGGGACTGTGGCGATATGGGATTCCTTAATCTACAGGCATTTGTATCAACAACATATAGCAATACCACAAAATGAGGAATCATTTAAAGGTTCATATGCTGGTGGATATGTTAAAGAACCTCAAGTAGGAATGCATGATTGGATATGTTCATTTGACTTGAACTCTCTATACCCATCAATTATTATGCAATATAATATGTCACCTGAAACTATATTACTTGACGATGAGCCAAACGTTAATGTTGAATCTGTTCTTCGTGGTGAAGTAACAAACAATAAATCTGACACTGCATTAGCTGTCAATGGTGTTCGATTTGATACAACCAAACAGGGTATTCTTTCACAAATAATTCAAAAAATTTATAATGAACGTGTTGAGCATAAAAATAAACAATTAAGAGCTGAACAAGAATTAGAACTATCTGGTAGTAAATCAGAACAATATGATATTGAAAAACGTATAGCGATTTCATCTAACCAACAATTAGCTCTTAAGATTCTTCTTAATAGTTTATATGGAGCGATGGGTAATAAATGGTTTAGATATTTTGATATGAGAATTGCTGAAGGTATTACTCTTACTGGCCAAGCAACTATTCAATGGGCAGAAAAATATTTAAATGATTATCTTAATAAGACATTAGATACTAATAAAGACTATGTGGTTGCTATTGATACTGACTCAGTATACGTTTGTCTTGATGAGTTTGTTAAACGTTTTAAACCAGCAAATCCTGTCAACTTTTTAGATAAGTTATGTTCTACAGCTTTAGAAGATGCTCTTAAAAAATGTTATGATGAATTATATAATAGACTCGGCGGGATAGAAAACAAAATGGTTATGGGTCGTGAAGTTATTGCCAACCGTGGTATATGGACAGCAAAGAAAAGATACATATTAAACGTGCATGACAATGAAGGTGTACGATATGCAAGTCCTAAATTAAAAATTATGGGTATTGAAGCTATTAAATCTTCAACTCCTGCGATATGTCGTCAAGCATTAAAAGATATGTTTAAAAGAATTATTGAAACTGATGAACAGACAGTTCAAAGTGATATAAAAAACTTTAAGAAAGTATTCTCTCAAGCATCAGCTGAGGAAGTAAGTTTTCCTCGCTCTGTCCAGAATATTAAAAAATGGAATGATAAAGAAACCATATATAAAAAAGGTACACCTATACATGTACGAGGAGCACTCTTACATAATGCTTTAATTGACGATAAAGATCTTCGCAATAAAGTTGAAAAAATACATGGTGGTGACAAAGTTAAGTTCACATATCTAATTAAACCAAATCCTATAAAGGAGAATGTCATTGCATTTATTGACTTTCTTCCAAAACAATTTAAACTTGAGGACTATATAGATTATAATCTTCAATTCGAAAAAACATTTATTAGTGCAATAAATCCTGTCTTAACCGCAGTTGGATGGGAAAGTGAGAAAAAAAATACTTTAGAATCTTTTTTCACATAGCTATTTACATTTAATATAAACTATGATATAATATAACAAATGGAGAAATTATGAGTGCAGACTGGGTAAATGATATTAATAGAATGCAAAATAAGTATGGAGTCCGTGAATGGATTAATCATGCTACACCATTTCAACTTAAAAAATATCTTGAATTCCGATTAAAATTTATTAAAGAGGAATATGATGAAACACGAGAAGCACTTATTGACGAAGACGCAGAAGAGATTGTTGATGGTCTTATTGATATTTGTGTTGTTGCTATTGGAACTTTAGATGCAATGGGTGTTAACGCACATACTGCATGGGATGAAATATTTGATGCAAATATGAATAAAGAAGTTGGTATAAAAGAAGAACGACCAAACCCTTTAGGACTTCCAGACTTAATTAAACCTGCTGGTTGGGTAACACCAAGTCATGAAGGTAATCATGGTATTATACAAAAAAGTTTTGAAGATGAAATTAGAGCTGAAGCAATGAAAGCAAATGTTGCTAGGACTGAAATTAGTGGTAAACATAATACAAGATGGACACCAAACGCAATGGAAGAATATGATGCCTAAACGATCTTGGAATGACTGGATTTTTTCTAAAACACATACCTACGATTTATGGTTGCAAAGATATAAAGGAACTGATGTACATAAAGTTACATTAGAAGAACATACTAAATATTCAAAAGAATATGCATCTTGGAAAAAAGGAAACATAGAGAAAGTAAATTGAATTATTCACTTACAGTATTTAAATCAATATTTGATAATAAAACTCATAAGCGTATGAACTTTAGTTCTTATACACAATTTGAACAATTATTTTTTGAATTATCTAGAGAAAAACGCCAAGACAAAAAGTCTGCTCCATTAATAAGTCCTGCTATATATAAAGAAAAAACAACCAGAGCAAATGAAAATGTTTTAGGTTGGGCTGGTTGGTGTGCTGTAGACATAGATGAACATAACTTTTCTGACCCAATCTCAAATGATATAATTAAACATTATGGTAAATGGAATCATATATGTTATTCAACCGCATCATCCACTTTAAAAAAACCAAAATTTAGAATGGTTTTTTCATTATCTAAAGACATTCCGAAGGATTCAATTAAACATTTTTGGTATGCTCTTAATAAAGAGTTAGGAGATGTTGGTGACCCTCAAACAAAAGATTTATCACGTATGTATTATGTCCCTGGTCAATATGAAGGAGCATATAATTTTATATACAATAATTTTAGTGGTGTTGACATGGACCCATTTGAAATTATAAGTAAGCATGATTATGTAGAACGTTCTGGTTCTTTATTAGAAAACTTACCTAAAGCTATTCGTGAACAATTACTTGCTCATCGCAAGAATGAAATGACAAATACAAATGTGACTTGGAGTAATTATAGAGATTGTCCATTTGTTAATAATAAATTAGTTAAAGAATACAATGAAATAACTGATACGGGCTGGTATGCAAAGATGTATGCCATTATGGTTTCAATTGCGGGTAATGCGATACGTAAAAAATATCCTATAACTGCACAGGAAATCACTACACTATGTAAGGAAATTGACTTT